TGAAGGCTCCATGCTGTCAATCGGGAATGCAGGCACCCCGTCAAGGGTAAAGGTTCTGATCAAGCCTTCAACACTCTGCACTTCAACATACTGAATGTCACTGCCAAGCACTTCTGCGATCTTGTTGTATTGCGTTCTGCTACACCAGATCTCGTTTGGCCGTGCATTTTGATCGGCCAACTGCGCAAAGACTTCACGGATCATTGCTCGGGTGATGGGGTTCGTTGCAGCATCCTTGATTGCAGGCTGCCACCAAGAGTTTGTCAATGACAGGCCTTCAAAGGTGCCTGTGTTTGTCATCCATGTCTTGACCCCTGCAAGGTTGTTTCCTGACTGGGCTTTGACAAGGTCATTTTCAAGACGAGAAAACAGGGCCTTCAGTTTCAATTCAAACTCAAGTGCAATGCTGTCCAAGTCACCCACAACAGAGTTGCCTTGTGCTGCATGGATTGCAAGCCCGTCCATTTCCATTGGGATCCAATAGCGCGCCCATTCTGCAAGTGCCTGTGCAATGCTGACATTTGTTGCAGAAGGGTAGGCATCACCCTGTGCATAGGATGCAGCAGCCCCTGCAGAATAGTACACAGGAAACTGTGCAGCGTATCTGCCACCCCTGTCAGCACCCATGCCCTGGAAGAAGATCCTGTTGTTGACCGACAAACGACCAATCACAGAATTGGGGGGCACAATGCTTTTCAGGTGACTGCCGCTGCTGTCCACCAAGGACATGACAATCTCATTGCCATAGTTCTGACGCAAGCCATTGGCAAGGCTTGTCAGTGTTTCAGTTGCCATGATTCACACTCCTACTTGTTGGCATTTGAAAGAATCTTCTTCAGGTTGCCCCGCAATTCTTTCAGGTTCTTTGGTTTGGTGCTGACACTGTTTGCACTGTGCCTTGCATTGTCCACTGAAGGGGCAGACGTAGCACCCTGAATTGTATGCAAAATTGAAAGTTGTTGCAAGGGGTTGTCAGCCTTCAAGGCTGAAAAAAGATCTTGCATCTTGCCCTTCTTCTTGTCTGACAGGTTCTTCACCCTGGCATCAAGCAACTTGCCTGCCTGTTCTGTGTATTCCTGCAACTGTGCCTTCAGGGCTTCATTCTCTGCCTGCAGGGCTGCAACATCAACCCCTGCCCCTTCTGCAGGTTGTTCTGTCCCTTCTGTGGCTGCTGCAGGGGCTTCTGCAGGTTGTTCTTCATCATCAAGGAACAAGGCAGCAAGTTGATTCAACACTTCTTCTTCTTTGGTTTTCTCTGTCATGGTGTGACCCTTCATGTGCTATTGTTTCAGGGCATCAGTACAATCTGAAAAGCCCCTGTTCATCCCCTCGAATAGGGGCTTTTTTATGCCTGTGACAGCAACTTCTGCAGTTCTGCTTCTGCCACTGCAAGGATTGCCTGTTCATCCTGTGGGCTGATGCCAAACCAGGGTGACATGACCTGATTGAAGGCAGCCTTTTCTTTTTGATCGTTGGTGACTGTAATGACTGCCCGCGCCCCTGTCTGTGTGGTTTCTATCCTGTCAAGAATCACACCCTGAACCATTGCCCCTGTCCAAGTGAGATCCCTGATGTCAACCCTTCTGTCAGCCCGTTTCTGACTGTAGGCCTTTGAATAGGTGCCTTGCTCGTTCGGAGTCTTTGAAGGTGTCTTCATCTTGTTGTCATCAATGCCCCTGCCTGCCCGTGTTCTTGTCTTGATAGCAGCAACACCTGTTGACCCTGCAACTTCAACGATTGCAAGGGCAGTGTCAGGTGACAGTTCTTCAGGGATCGGCAGTTGTATGTTCCTTGGTATCTTGATCATCTTGCAGCCCTGTTTGCCCTGCCTATCAAGTCACCTGTGGCAAGGGGTATGTTCTGACGTTCAACAAAGGTGACAGGCACAGGCACCCATTCATGCCTGCAGTTGTATCCGCCACAGTGTGTAGTGACTGCAAGGCCCTGGTTGTTGTTCAGGGCTGCAATCTGCTTTTTTGTGAAGGCATAACCAACACAGACATCACAGAAGGGCCTGTCAAGGTTGTCATCAGGCCCTGAATATAAGTACAAGACATCAATGCCTGCCTGTTCCATCCTTGCCCCTGCTGCATTCTGAATTGACTGCACCTGCCCTGACAGGGCTGTCCTGACAATCGTTTCAGCCTGACCCTGTGACAGGTTGCTGACTGCAGACACTTGTGCTGCTGCCACTGTCAAGGGGGTGGGCACAACCTGCATTTGAAGCAACACCTGCTGCACCTGTGCTGCAATGTTGTCTCTGACCCTTGCCACCTGAAGGGTGGCAGTGTCACGGGCTGCCTGTTGTTGTTCAAGAAAGGCAACCCCTTCACCTGCAAGGGCTGCTTCAAGCCCCCTGATTGAAGGCGTTTCAAGACCCCCTGTGTATTCAATCCCCAGGCCCTTCAACTTCTGCAGGGCTGCTTCTGTGGCAAGGTTCAAGAAGGGATCAAAGTCAAAGTATTTCTTTGTGCCTGCCCGATCAATCAGGGCATACACAAGTTCAAGGCTGACCTGTGAGCGTAGCAGCCCGTCAGCCTGTCTGTTGTCTCGTATCCACTGCAAAATGAAGTCACGCAAGTCAGGCAGTTGTTTTCTGTACTGCCTTGCAATCCTTTTGACCTGTTCTTCTGCAGTCTCTGTCAGGCTGTCAATTGACATCAGACAGGCCTGTCAAGGGCAACAGGGGTTGCATCAGGGCAACTTCTTCTTGCTGAATCAATGCAATCTCTGCTTCTGCCTGTTCCTGTGTCATGTCCCACAGTTGCTGCATTGCATGCTGCCTTGACAACAGTTTCTCCCTGACAGCAACTGCAAAGGTGTTGACCTGTTCAACAAGGTTGGCACCAGGGCCAAGGGGTTGATATTCAACCTGCACTTTGCCTTCAGGCAGTGCTTCACCTGTGAAGGCCTGCCACACAAGGCGCGCAACATCATAGAAACGTTGTTCGTACAGTCTCCACAGGTTTCGCCTTTGTTCCCACTGCCTTTCAAGGTTGTGCAGTTGAATTGTCAGGGCATAGCCTGAAGATGCAGACAGGGTGCCCCTTGTCATTTCAGGCCTGATGCCCAATTGATTCAGAGTCACTGAACTTGCTTCAAGCACTGCATCAAGGTGGCTCTTGATGTTGGCTTGCATGTCAAGAACACTGACAGAAGCACCAGGGTTGTCAACAGTCAGGATTGAAGCAGGGTCTGACATCTTCTGTGCTTTGTCACTGTCATCAAAGCCTATGCCAACAAGTTGCTTGAATGACTGCAGGTGTTGAATGTGGTTCAGGTCTGTCTTCTGAATGCCTGTTGACAACGTTGCCTGCCTTAGTTGTTCAGACTGCCCTTCATGGAACACCTGCCCGTCAGCAGGGTACTTGTTGTGAATGCAGACCCAAGGAATGACACCAAAAGGGTTGACGTGGTCAGGGTTGTCAGGGTCAGGCAACAGGTTGAAGTCTCTGTCATACACTGCAAAATTGCTTGCAGTCCACACAACATACTGTTCACCCCTTTGATACATCAGGAACTTCAGGCCCAGGGGGTCAAGGTCTGCAGGCATTGCCCATGCACTGTCAGGGGTCAACAGGTCAACTGTGATGACACCCCTGTCAGGGTCATACAAAGGCCTGACAAAGACTTCTTGACACACAAAGGCAGTCTGATCTGCAGAGAAGAAAGCCATGTCAAGATCTGCAAACACGTCAAAGGGGGCAGGGTCATTGTCAATTGTCCTTGTGACCTGCCGGGAGTAGATCGCTGCAATCTGTTCTGCAGCCTGCTTGAAGACATTGATTGAAGTGTCAGCCCTTAGTGCAAGCCTTTCATACGTCTGAGGCAGGAACAACTTCTGCAGTTCAGCGTCAAGCAAGTGCCCCCAGTCACCTGTGAAGATGTCAAGCAGGCCTGCAACGTATTCACGCCGATCTGTCTGTTCCTGTGACCTGACAAGGGCCTGCAACATTTCACTTGTGATGTTCATCTTTGCCTTTTCCTTCTTCTCTGTGCCCGTTTGTTCTGACGTTTCTTTGTAGCCTTCTGCTTGTCTTCTCTGTTCCACTTCTTGACAGTTCTGATTGCCCAGTTGACCCCGCTTGTGCCGCCCCACGTGCCCCAGGCAACGCGCCCCCTGTCCTTCCAGGGTGTCCCTTTGTACCTGTCATCAACTTCTGCATTCTTTCTGTGTCGTTGAAAGGCTGCCATTCTTCTGACTGTGGCTTCAGTCAGGGCGCGCCCCTTGGCAAGTTGTTGTGCCCTTGTCCACCCCACCCTTGTCGCGCCCTTGACTTGCTTTCTGCCGTACTTGTCGCGCCACTTCAACATCTTCTTTGCTTCTGCCACTGCAGCAGCAGGGGGTCTTGCTTTTCTTGTCATTGTCTATCGCTTCCCTGACCCATGAAAGTGCTTGCCCTGACTCTACTTGTGACCCTGTGCAATAGTACACCGTGAACCCTTCAAGTTGCAACAGGGCTTGTTTCAGGCAGTCCCCTTCATACCCCTTGCCCCTGGTGTGTCTGCCCCCTGACCATGTGCCCCCTTGCACTTCAAGAACAATGCCTGCAGACCTGAACAAGAAGTCAACCTTGTGCCTTGTCTTCAGGTCTTTGTTCTTGTGCAAGGGCTTTGTTCTTTGAATAGGTATCAACCTGACTTGCCGTTCAAAGGTCAGGCCTGCTGCTTCTGCCTGCCTTGCAAAAAGATCTTCGTACTTGCTCACAGAAGACCTCCAAACAAGGGCAACTGCACCCTTGTCACCCTTTGCTGACAAAGTTTGAAGTACTCAGGATCTTTTTCCATGCCCACAAAAATGAAGCCTTCTTCAAGGCAAGCCCTGCCTGTTGTGCCTGAACCCATGAAGGGGTCAAGAACAACGCCCCCGGGTTGTGTGACAAGCCTGCACAAGTACTTCATCAGGGCAAGGGGCTTGACTGTGGGGTGGTTGTTCCTTGCAGGGGATCTTGTGCCTATGTAGGGGTTGTCAATGTCGTCTCTGTTGCTTCTTTCAGGCCCTGTGCTGATTGCCTTTGAAAGGCCTGCATCACGGTCTGATTGATCGGCCTTTGCACAGTAGAAGAACCTTTGATTGCCCTGCAGGGGTGCCACTGCTTCAGGGCTGCCGTCGTGAAGTAAGTTTGCAGGGTACCTGTTGACAGGGTTGTCAGGTGAATCAATCCTGCTGCCGTCAATGTTCAAGCCCCCTGTGCCGTGCTGCAACACATTCTCTGCAACTGTGCCTGCAAGGGGCTTTCTTGCTACCGTTACAGGTTCAAAGGCAGGCTTCAAGGCAGTGCCCCACCCCTGCCACTGTTTTGCAATGTCTGTTGTTGGCACAGGTATGCACCTGATGTCATGCTTTCTGTTGCATTGACCAAACTTGCCCTTGGCTTTGTTGCCGTTGTTTTTTGCATAGGCAGGATGTGCAACATATTCAATTTCTGCCCCTGCTGCCTTGTCAATTGCCTTGCTGATGTCGTGACTTTTCGGGAAGCCTGAACCGTACACCCATGCAATCATGTCACGGATCTGAAAGCCTGCATCTTCAATGTTCACACACATTCTGTGTTGTGTCCTTGTGCCTGCAAACGCTAAAAGGTGCCCCCCTGGCTTCAACAGCCTGAAGCATTCTTGCCACACTTCAACAGGGGGCACTGCATGATCCCACCCCTTGTTCATGAATGACAATCCATAGGGGGGATCAGTGACAACTGCATCAATGCAACAGTCAGGCAGGCCTTTCATCAGTTCAAGGCAATCACCTTCAAGCAACAGGGGGTTCTTGTCTTTCAAAGTGTTCATGGTGCCAGGCCTATGATGTCAGACATTGCCTGTGCATACATCAGAGTTTCAGGCCAACCATGAATCTGTTCTTTTGAAGGGTGCCTGTTCCAGGGCTGAAAAAAGCCCCAATTGATGCAGGCACTGACCCTGTAGGTTTTCTCTTCAAGGGACAGGTCACTGTCAATCAACCACGGATACGGAGTATTCCACCCATGCCTTGCAGGCATTTCTTCAACAAGATACCAGACAATGATCCGGGCAGCATTCACAGGTTCAATGACAAGGTCAGGTTCAGTCACAAAGGGCACGTTGAACCTTGCCTGTGCCTTTTCATAGTTTGCACGACCTGTCAGTTGAATGACACCCCTGCCCTTGAACAGTGCCCCATCACCGGGTTCAGTGTTGCCCAGGTTCTGCCCTGTGCTTGTCTGATAGCCGTACAACCTTTCACACTCTGCATCTGACTTCTGTTCTTGATCATACCAGGCAGCCCCTGTTTCCTGCATACAACGCCCCCACAGGGCAGCAAAGGCAGTGCCCTGTTCAAAGGCAAGCAGAAGGCAGGCCTTGTTCATGACATCAAGGAACCAGGGCATCTTTGAGCGGTCAGTGCAGTCACTGCCCCACCCTTCAAAGGGTCTGTTGTTTCGTTCTGCATACCAACGGGCAGCAAGGTTGCAGGCCGCGTTTGCCTGTTGCAGTGTCACTATCACAATACTTTGACCCCCTTGTTTTCAAGACCAATGACAGCATAGCGAAGGGCATCACGGGCATGGTCATACAATCCACACTTCAAGGGAATGTTTGCCTGTGTGCCTGCCTGCTTGTCAGGATACTTTGAAGCCTGCAGACTTCTTGTGATGCCCCTTTCATGTTTCAGGGCCTTGTCAATGTAGATCTCTGCAGGGCTGTTGTGTGGCTTCAGTTTCAGACGTATTTGATCAATCCCGTAGGGTATCCACCTTTTTCGGGGATCATAGGTGGCGACAACTTTCCACCCTGCCCCCTTCAACAGGCTAACGTCAGAATAGCCTTCAACGATTGATGCAGCAGCCCCTGCAGGGTCAACATAGGCAATGCCCCTTCTGAAGGCCTTGCGCTTGCATTTGTCTTCAATCAGTTGAACAAGTTGCCTTGTGCTGCAGTTTGAAGGTTGATCTTCATCAATGATGTGCATGCAGTTCTTTGTGCCGTGCTGCTTGCAGAAGGGCACATGTTGAAAGTACAGGACAGAAGGGTTCCTGTATCCGAAGTCAACGGCAAGGCAGACAGGCAAACGTGAGTCAACTGTCAGGTCTTGCACATGCACTGCTGCATTGAAGTCATCAAAGACACCCCCTGACAGGTGAACAAACTGCCCTCCAACATACATGTTGAACAGGCTTGCAGAGTAGGTTCTCTGCATTTGATCAATGTAGTCATCAGGGTTGTGTATGTTGTCTGAAGTCTTTGCATGTATGACTGCCCTGTCTGCAGGGGCTGCATCACTGCCAAACTCGTCGAATAACCAATTCATTTCAGGGGTTGTTGTCAGAAAGCCCTGGTGCCTTTTGGCACCGGGCTGACGCAAGCGGGCAAGCAGAGTGTGATAGGCTGACCGCTTGATGTAGCGGGCTTCATCTGCCCACCACCAGGAAAGGTTTGTGCCGTCAAGTGTTTCAGGCCTGTCTGCTGAAGCGTACCAGACCTTGACCCCATTGTGCAGAATGAAGACCCTGTCACCTTTCCTGTGTTCTGCAATCAACTCTGCAGGCAGCATGTCAAGAAAGGCAGGCAATGACAGCCTTGTCAGCATGTTGTATGTCGGGCTGACAATCATGCCGTCTTGCCCTGGTTGATGCAGGCAATGGTTCAGGGCTTCTGCAGCCCCTGCCTTTGTCTTGCCTGACCCTACACCCCCAAGCAGGCACTTGACCCTGCTTCTTTCAAGGTGGAAGGCAGACTGTGCAGGCAGTGGTTCATAGTTGACCTGCACTTCAGTCATCAGTGAAGCCGGGGATTGTGTGTTGAATGATGACAGTCTTTTCTGTGTCTGCTTGCTTTTCCCGCGCCCCGTATCCCCTGTGACGTGCCTTGCTTGTCAGATAGTATTCAATTGCCCGTTGTTGGTGCTTGCCTTCTGTCTTGCAGTTGTTGATCAACATGCCCTCAATTTCATCAATCGTGGTTTCATTCACTTCATCATAGGCTTCTGCAACTTCTGCATAGTTCTTGATCCAATGATCAATTGACTGCCGCTTGACCTTCAACATCCTTGCTGCCAGGGCCTTGACCCCGTTTGCCTTCTGCAGGGCTTCAATCACAAGGGCCTTGCTTAGTCTCTTCTTGCCTCGTTTCTTCTTCTCTGTCATGGGCGCGCCCCCTGTGCAATGTGCAGTTTGGTCAGTGTTCCTTGCCTGTCTTTGCTGCCTGCAGTGCCTGTTGAATTGCCCACCTGACCCATGCTGATCTTGTGTCTGCAGGGCTGCCTGCAACTGCCCTGTCAAGGGCTTCAACTTGTGCCTGTGTCATCCTGACCTTGATGATGATGTCTTTGTTCATTTCCGCGCCCCCTTGTGAGTCTACAGTGTGGCACAGGAAGCGCAAAAAGAGAACACGATCCGGATCAAGATCTAAGGTGTCACAGCACTTCCCCTGCAGGGAATGTGCTGCAGTGACAAGGGGAAAAAAGCCTGCAGGGCTTTTTCCCCTTATAAGGTATAAGGGGGCAGTACTTTTTGTCAATGCAATCAATGACTTGCAGACCGTCATGGCCGCCCACTGGGCCGGGAGATGGCCATGAACGACGATTCAGAATCCTGAAAAGCCTTTGCAAACAGTCAGTTGCAAGATTTTTTAATGGCCGCCCACTGGGCCGGGAGGTGGCCGCGCCCTTGCCTCAAGCTTTTTTTCTTAGCCTGAAAAACACAAGCAGAACAATGACTTATAAAATAGTTGTAACAAAGTGTAGTTTTTTTGTAGACAAGGGGTTCAGGGGTCTGCTATAAACAAGATCCAAGGTACACACAAACAACAAAGGAGGCACACACAATGAGAAAATATCTCGGAACATACGGCGCGCAAGGTTGGACAGAACTGAACAACACTTCTGACTTCTACATTGTCATCTCAAACAATGCTGACTTCATTTTGCGTTCATTGCCTGCAAGTGAAGACATGCAACTTGAATGTATTACTGAAGAATTGGGATATTATGATCGCTATGGTTACAAAGGGAAAAAAGAAGCATTTGCAAGGCTTGCAGCCTGCTTGATCTCGTATCGTGAAGAAAATGCTGACAGTCTTTCTGCAGGTGAAAAAAGAACCATCACCTGCCTTTTGAAACAATTGCCTGCACCTGCAGAAGCACCTGCAGAAGCCCCTGCAGAAGCACCTGCAGAAGCCCCTGCAGAAGCCCCTGCAGAAGAACTGCAGACCATTGAGTTCACTGCCTGGGCAACTGACTACATTTCTGGCTATGTTTCACAGACAGGCCTGCAATATGTTGAACACAACAACACTGTCAATGATGCAAACGGTGAACAAAGGGCATGGGTCAGAAACGGATACACAGGCACAACTGAACAGTTTTCAGTGCTTGCATGGTATCTGACACAAGAAAGAAAACGATCCAACCTTGACCCTTCATACAAGCGTTCACTGACTATGACCCTGAAGAAACTGCCTGCCCCTGTTGACCCTGCAACTGCTTGTTCATGGTCTGCTGTCAACACCCCTGCCCCTGCAGAAGTCAAAGAAGCCCCTGTCACTCGCATCAGTTTCAATGACAGGGCATTCAGTGAAATCATGCCCCTGGTGAAAGAACACAACCTGCCCCTAACAGAAGTTTGTGTTCAGTCTGGTGTGTTGGGCAGTGACAGACAACAGGTCAACCTGTTCTTTGAAGGCCCTGCAGAAGCCTTTTCACACCTTGCCTTCTTCTTGAATCAACTGCTTCAGAATGCAGAGTCAGCAGGCCTGTTGCCCTGTGAAGAAAAAGTTGTTGCCTGTGCCCTGCAAAGTTTGCCTGCCCCTGTTGACCCCTATGCTGCAGAGAGGGTTGCAGAAGCCACAGAAACCACTGCAGAAGCCACAGAAGACACAAACACAACCCCTGACATGCCTTCTGCAGAAGAACTTGACTCTGAAGCCTTCCAGGCGTTTGCAGCAGAAATGAAGGCCTTGCTTGCAGATGTTCCTGATGCACTGCCTGCTGACATGTCAGATGCACACACCCTGTTGTGTGTACAGTTTTCAGTGGACAAACGACAGTACAAGCCTTCTGCAATCGCAAGATATGAATGGGCAACTGAACTTGCACAGTGTGGCGCGGAGTTGACTGTGCAACAGGGCATCATGCAGTTCACAGTGCCCCTGCAGACTTTCAGGCAACGTGAATTGTTCAAGACACTGCACAAGTGCAGCCTGCTTGAAGATCCTGAAATGGAAGGTGCCAGGCAGTACCTGTTCACACAGGTTGTGTTGCCCTTGGCAAGATGGGGTTGCACTGCTGAACCACAGGTCAACACTGCCCTGATTGAATGCATGTACTATGACAACGCCTTCACTTTGATTGAAGAAGGATACAAAGCCTGCAGAAGCAAACTGCAGTGATACAACAACAACAGGCACAGGGCAGGGCCTTCAGGCCCTGCCCTTGCCCTTGCAAAGGAGACACACACCATGAACAAAGAATTGATCTTTCAACCCCTGCAGTCAGGGCGTATGGCCTACGGTAGAAACAAGACCCTGCAACAACAGATCCTGTGGAACCTGGAACTTGTGCAGTCAGTTGACTTCACAAAGAACTGTGAGCCTGGAACAGAAGCCTTTCACAGACACAGTCAGGCAACCCTTGAAATGTACCTGCAACGGGCTTTCTTGCATGCCAGGGCAGGAAACAAAGACAAATGCCTGTCACTCTATATGAAGGCAATGGCAACTGAACTGCAGAGAAGCAAAACACTGTTCTTTTGCATGCCCCTTCTTGACCCCAATGACCCTGAAGTCATTGAACAGAACAAGAAAGAACAACAGTTGCTTGACATCTTCACAGATGGGTTGACTGCAGTGCTATGTTTTGCAGTGCCCGGCCTGCTGCTGTTTTTATAAGGGGGTAACATGTCAAAAGTCATCAGACTGAATGAAGAAAACACTGACCTTTTGCTGCAGTGTGAAGCCCTGGTGAAGCAAAGAACACAGGTCAACAGAGTCAGGCAGGGTGCCCTGTTTGCAGAAGCCCTGACTCTGCTTCTGCACAAAGAACAGCAGTTAAACCCCTACACAAGGAAACTGCACAACAAAGCCCCTGAAATATCAATTGTGGATGGGGACATTGCCTTGAAGAATGTGCCAGACTATGAACTGCAGACCTTCAAAAGCAGGTCAGGTTTTCAAGTCATAATGACTGCAAACGGGCAACACTTCCGGCTTGTCAAAGACAACTTGACACAGTATGACACCCTGTGTGAACTTGTGTCACAGTATGACCACACTTTGCCCGCAAGGAAGGTGACATTGAAAGAAGCACAGTCAGATTCACCCTTGTTTGCAGGGCTGACTGTGTTGCTGCAGGAAATGCAAGAACTTCCCTTCTGAACAAAAGGAGACACACAGAATGAATGCAAATGAATACACACAGAAACTGAACCTGTCACAACAGATGGGGCATGTGATGAACCTGCAAGGCAAGTTGTATGTCACTGTTGCAGGCTTGCGAGTGTTGGCACAAAGGGCAGGGGTGGTTTCAGTCAAAGTCAACCCAGTTGAAGCCTGGTGCAACCCTGACAAGGGCCTGTTTTATGTTCAGGCAACAGTTGTCATGCCTGACAACAGAGTCTTCACGGAGTATGGAAGCAGTCACGGATCAAAAGTAGGGGGCAGGGGTGGCAACCATGCCCTTCTTGGTCATGCTTCAACCCGTGCCACAGGGCGCGCCCTTAGAAATGCCCTTGACATTGCCTTGCCCCTGTTTGAAGAGTCAGGCATTGATCCTGCCACTGTCAGGCAGACACAGGCACAGGCACCCCCTGCAAAGTCACAGTCACAGGCACCCCCTAGAAAAGAGAAACAGAAGGCCTTCAGTCAGGCCTATGAAGACCTGCTGCAGCAGATGATGAATGCAGGCAATGCAACAGTTCTGAAAGGGGTTGCTGCCAGTATAGGCACACACAACCTGCACCCTGTTGAACTGCAAGAACTCAGAAGGGCCTACAGAGTCAAGCAAGAAAGCCTGCAAGAAGATCTGCAAGCAGTGAAGAACAAGGCCCTTGCTGCCTACTTTGCAACACTGCAAAAAAGCCCCTGGAACAAGGCCTGCAGTGACAGGGCAATCAAGTCAGCCTTCAACGTTCAGAGTCACACAGACCTTGTGACAGAACAGATTCAACACATGACCAAACAGGCAGACCGTGATGCCTACACAGGCCCTGCATTGTCACACACCCCTGGTGAAAGAAGCATGTTTCAGTGCCACCTTGAATGGGCGCGGCAAGAACTAGCAACTGAAGACAAGCCTGCAAAGAAAAAGGCACCTGCAAAGAAAAAGGCAACTGCAAAGGCTAAGAAAGCATGAAGGTCAATGCTGTCTTCAATGCACAAGAACAAGGGCACCTGACTTCTCTTGACTTGGGGGTCTGGTGTTTTCTGTCATGGCATTCTGACAGGTCAGGCCTGTACACAGACACCAGGGCTGCCACTGCAAGCAGGTTGTCAATCACTGTCAGGCAACTGAAGTCATGTGTTGAAAGGCTTGCACGGGCAGGGGTGGTTTCAGTAGAGTCTGCAAGGGGCAGAAAAGGAGTCAGATGGATTGTGAACACAAAGACAAAGGCAGCCCGGGCTGCCCCTGACAACGTTGTCAGCATCAAGAAAACACACACTGCAGAAGGTCAGGCAGACACACACAAGCCTGACCTTCTGCAGGGGCTTCCCTTTTAAAGGACACACAACACATGAAGCATACAACGAAAAATGAAAACGACAAGCACACAAGTCACCTGCATGAAGCACAACTTGCTGCTGCCCTGCTTGAACCTACCTATGCCCCCACAATCATGACTGCAATGGGCAGTTTCGGCCCTGCCCTGTTCAGCAGTACACATGCACAGTTTATCTTCAGTTGTGTGAGTCAGGGGCAGACTGACGCAATACAGATCATTGAAAGGATTGATGCCCCTGAAGGCCTGCAGAAGTACCTGCTGACTTCCCTTGACCTGTTGCATGCCAAACAACAGCAGGGGGCAACAGCACAGACCTTCATTCCTGTGGTCAACATCCTTGCAGGCCTTGCCCGTCAACGCCTTGTCTTTGAAGCAGTGCAGAAGGGCCTGACCCCTGGTGAAGTGCAAGATGTCATTCTGAAACTGCCAACAACTGCCCCTGCAGAAGAACACACTTTCTGTGACCTGCTGCAGAGAAGGTTCCTTCACCTTGTTGAATCAATCGGGATCCCACAGAAGCACGTTCTGAAGACAACATGGGGCAGAATGAACAGCATGTTGCAAGGGGGCTTCCGTGATGGAGAATTGATCGTTCTTGCGGCGCGGCCTGGCATGGGCAAGACAGCCTTTGCCCTGTGCCTTGCAATTGCAATGTCATTTCAAAGGCCTGTTGACTTCTACAGTTGTGAAATGGGGCAGGCAGAGATTCTTGACAGGTGCCTTGCAATCCTTGCAGGGATCCCAGGGTCTGACATCCTGACCCCTTCTGAAAAATTGAAACGCTACACACAGGCAGTCAGTCACATTGATGACAGCATGAACCTACGTCTTGAAGACAGGGGCAACCTGACCCTGAATGAAATGCTGCACAGGTCAAGGGGCAGGGTGCCTGTCATTGACTATCTGCAATTGGTGCCAGGCCTGAACAGGGGCAGCAAGTTTGAAAACAGACAACTTGAAGTTGCTGCCATGTCAAAGGCCTGCAAAGAATGGGCGCGAACAAACAAAAGCCCTGTGATTGTTCTTTCACAACTCAACAGGGACGTTGAAAAGAGAAAGGACAAACGCCCCCTGCCTTCTGACTTGCGTGAATCAGGGGCAGTTGAACAGGATGCTGACAAGATCTTGTTTTTGTATCGTGATGCTGTCTACCACGGAGAAGATCTTGTCAAACAGAAGCCACATGAAGCGGAGTTGATCATTGCCAAACAGCGCAACGGCCCCACAGGCACCTGCTTTCTGACCTTTGAACCTGAACAGGGCAGGTTCATTGAAACTTGAAGTTGTTTTCAAGGGGCAGTTCACAGGGGCAGAAGTTGTTGCTGCCTGGTGTCTGATTGATCGCGCCCTTGCAGGTGACAGGGTCACAGGCCCTTTGTTTGCCCTGACTCTGCCTGTTGCAGGGGGCATCATCAAGGCACACTTCAAAACACACACAACCCTTCTGATTGAAAAGGACACACACAATGATCCCTTCAGAGAAAATGATCGCAGAACTTGATGCAGGGCAGAAATGGTGCAAGGGCTGTCAGCAGTTCTTGCCTTGTGATGACTTCTACAGGCACACCACAAAGGGCCTGACAAGGCATGCCACACTCTGCAGAGAATGCACAAAGGCAAAGGCAAGGAAATACTATCAGACAACCTACAAAGCAGTTGAAAGGGAAAGACAAAGGCAGAAGTACAAGCAACAGTGCAAGGCACAGGATGAAAACATCATCCTTGAACATCACTGTGATATCTGTTCTGCACCAGGGGCGCGGTATTTTTGGCGCGACAGAAGGGGGCGTGACTTTTCAAACTTTGTTGTTTTGCACTCTGAATGTTTTGAACGGGCTGTTGAAGAAGGCATGCTGCAGGCAAACAATGTCATCAGGCACAAGGACAGCATCAGGAACAAGAAGTGAATGTGACCCTGTTGAAGGCCTGCCTGTGGTCGATGTGCCCTGACCTGCACACTGCACATGTGCAATGTGTCTGTGACCATGATGATCAAAGGGCATACAATTCAATTGTCTGGTTGAAGTGTGTGTGGGAAAGGAACAGGGAAAGTCAACTGTACCTGCCAGTTCTTCAAGGGCGCGCGCCCCTGGCATCAATCAGGGCTGACATTGCAAGGCAGCAGCCCTTTCTGCAACGCCTTGTCAAGGCTTATCAAGAACAGACACCTGCCAAACAATCACACCAACAGCAACCCCTGTGACAACAGCCCCTGCAAGGAACCACACTGCAGGATGCACTGCAGGGGGCTTTCTGCAGTCCTGCCGCGCCCCCTGAATCTGCAACTTGCACTGTGCCTTCAAGGCCTTCAATTCAACCTTGTGTTTCTTCTTGTCACCCTTGCATGCCTTCAGAGTCTTTGACACCTTCAGGGCCTGTGCCCTGGTGAAACAAATGTCAGAAGCCCGCGCCACAGGGGCACAAAGAAAAGCACCAAGGGTCAAGGCTGCAATCGTCTTGTTCATGTCAACGCCTAGTGTCCAGGTCATCAAGGTCTTTCAAGATGTCTTGTTTCAGTTCTGCATTTGTCTTGTTGTGCATGATCCGGGCTTCATGCTTGATGTCTCTGTCAATCTGTTCAATTCTCTTCTTCTTGTCATCTTCAATCTGTTGTTCTTGCTGCAGTTGCTGCTTCTGTCTTCGTCGTGCAACCTGCACTGCAGCAGCAGTTGCAGAAGCACCAAACAAGCCAAACAGGACACCCCCAAAAAGAAAACCTGCCACAACAAGGACACCTGCAATGATCAACCAGGCCTTTGCAGTCATCACACCCCCTTTGCAGGGTCTGTGACAGGCACAGAAGGCCCTGTCTTGATGTTTGCAGGGGTAGGTGTAGGGGCAGGCTGTTTCATGGCAACCTGCACTGCCTTTGACTGTTGTGTCTTCACGACTGCACTTGCTGCCTTGTTCAACCCGAAACAGCCCGCTGCAAAGGCAAGCACTGTTGCACTTTGATTGTTCTTCATGAAGGCAAGCACTATGCCTGACACTCCTGACAAGAAACCCATCACTTCAGAAGGTGACAGCCCGTCAACGTCAGAAAACAGTTCTGCAAGCACTTCTTTCATGGGCGTGACCCCTTGGCAGGGGCAGGGGCAGTCACTGCTGCCTTTTTTGGCTGCATGTACACAGACACCAGGCCTGCCACAATAGGGGCAAACAGCAACTGTGCAACCACTGCTGCCACCATGATCCGGGCAAGGGTCTGTTCATGTTTCTGAACAGTGGCAACAAGGTCTTTCAACTGTGAAGGTGATGCTGCTTCTGCTATGCGTTGCAGTGTCTGATCCTGTGCCCTTGTCTGTTCTCGCAAGTGCAGAAGATCTTGTTCAATCCTTGCCACCCTGTCTCTGATATCCACGATCAACCCGTCCTGTTGTGCATGTCTGACTGCAGACTGTTTCAATTGGTCTGCAACCATTTCAACCCATTCTGTTTTCATTCTTCTTCAAGGGCACAGTGTTCAACTGCATCATAAGTGCCTGAAGCAGTCACCAGGGCCTGCAACGTTTCACTCTGCATCTTCAAGAAGTCAATGAAGTCTTCAGTTGCCCTGTCAATTTGTGTCAGGGTCGCTTCAAGGTCTGGTTGTGGCAGTTGCACTGTCATACTTCACCCCTGTTGATGCTGTCACTGTGTTTGCTGTCTCTGCAAGTATGCAGGCAGTCACAATGATCGTGCCGTTTGTGCCTGTGAACCCCCCAAGCAGATCATATCCGACCCAACCACCCTTGCCAACATCAACCCCTGAAATGTCAATCCATTTACTGACAGTTGTGCCTGAAGGCACTGTCTCTGTTGTGGTTGTGCTGTTGGTGCCGTTGTCAATGTTGCGCAAGATGAACTTGAAGTCAGAAGAAGTGCCCCCTGCATTTGTCAGAATGACATACGCCTTGCATTCAAGGGTGGGTGGGCCTGCAAGCAGGTCAGTGACTGCAGGGTTGACGTATGCCCTAAAGGCAGGGCTTTTGTCACACAATGGCACAGGGGTTGCCACTGCAGACACCCCTGTCAGGGTGTAGCCTATGGATTCACCTGTATCAAAGCCCCCTACATAGGAACGAAAAACAGGGAAGCCCCCTTGAAGACTGTGGTTGTGCCCTGCCACAGTCTGCACCCCTGCACCTGGGGCAGGCTTGCCTGTGACTGCTTCAAACAGCCCATTGATGTTGTGAAACAGAGAAGAAGCAAGGACAAACTTGCCGGGCCTTGCAATCTGATACAGTGACCATTTCAAAGCCTGAAAACCTGCAGTGACAAATGACATCACAGACCCCCCAAGGGTGAAACACCTGTGCTGCCTTCATAGCACCCATCTTCATCTGCTGCTTCAACCAAGGCAACATGTGTTGTGTAGACAATCGGTGAATCATGATCTGACATCAGTTCAAGCACAAAGTCATTCCACCCTGCAGTGATGGGCACTTCAGTCAACAGCAAGGGTGGGCTGCTTGAAATGATGCCTGTGCTGCCGGGAATGTTGAAGGTCACAACGTCAGAAGTCTTTGTCAGGGTGTTGTTTTGCAATCTGACAGAAATGAGCCTTGAAGTGCCATGTGTTTCAAACTGAAAACGCAAACTGCACCAGGCAACAGGGGTTGTGTAGGGTGATGAAGAACCTGTGCTTGTGCCTGAACAATAGGCCTTGAAAGTCACTGACCTTTGACGGGCAGTTGTGTTTGCATTGTCTGCATTGCCCCACACCCCTGACCCCGGCCCTTCAAACTTGAACAGTTGTTGCTTGCCTGCCCCTGCACTGTACAGGGTGCCCCTTGCAACTGTCCTGCCCCCTTGTGTGCTTGTGTGGTCATGACCCTGAATGCCTTGACTTGTTGCCCCTGGTGCAGGCTTGTCAAGTATCAATTCATACAGGGCATTGACCTGACTTGTGACCCTGAACAACACTTCAGAGTCAAGCCACTGTTGACCTTCAGTCATTTCATTCACTAGTTCTGAAAACCAACGGAACACACTCACAACCTGACCCCCTTGCTGTTGACAGTCAGGCCTTCAACTTCTGCAACCACAATTGAATACACCTGAAAGGTTGCATCTGTTTCACTCTCACATTCAATCTGAAGGGCATTCATTTTGCCCGGGCTGCAGGGCATCTGAAGCAAGGCCCATTGATAGGTTGGTGACTCTGCACTGTCTGTTGTCTTGTCTAGTGTGACAGGCACGATTGCCCCCACAGGGTCAGGGTCTGACAGGGCTGCTGCTGCCTCACGCGCTTTCACAATCACAGGGCTGTCAACACAATCATAGCAGATCCAAACTTGCAAAGGCCCTGTGACCCTTGGACTGACAAAGAACCTGCCAACATCTGAAAAATAACCGGGCAGCGTGTACCACTGGTCATAGGTCATGTCCTGTGGTGTCTTTGCCGTCAATGCCAGGGTGAACAAGGCACTGCTGCCCCCGTCAATGCTATACAGGCACCCCCTTTGCATTGCAGGGCCGCCCCCTGGACCATGATCATGACCTTCCCACAGTTGACTGCCTGCTGTCTTGCCTACTGCTGCAGAGTCAATTGTTCCTTCATACAAGGCATTGACTGCTTGAAAGGCCCTTGTCAACCACGTTTCAAGGATGCTGTCACCTGCTTCAACAGTATCAAAAGAAAGAACCTTGAAAAGGCTTGTGATTGCCATGTCACACCCCCCATTTGTAGGGGTCATCCCCGTTCAATGTTTCAGTGCCTGCATCTGCCAGGGCAATGTAAAGGCCCTGACGTGCTGCCGCGTTTGCACTGCTGCCCACATCCTGCCACCTGTCAAGCCTGACAATGTCACCTGCTGCAATTGTCCATGTTGACGGCAAGGCATCAAGTTCAAGGGTCTTTGCTGCAGTGTCAACAGCAACAAGGGTTGCATCATGTGTGTTGATAGTGCCCCCGAGGCTGCTGCTGTCCCACACTGTGACAGAGTCATCAGGCAAGAAATAGTCAACATCTTCAGTGCCCGCGTTGCCCCCTGGTTCAATGTCAGGGTCTGCAGGGGCAAAGTGTGTCACTGATGCTGCTTCAAGGGTCAACACTGCCCCTGAAACGCTAGCAACCACCCCTGCAAAACAGACCCTGCCAAGGTTGGCAGGTTGCCTTTTCTGCAACAGTTCAAGTTCAACAAGGCCGGTGCTGTCTGCAGGTTGGGCGCGTAAGATCTCAAAATAGGAACCACTGAAGCCCGTGCCCCCTTCAAGGTTGGCAAAGTGTGGCAGAGTGAATGACACAACCTGACCCGGCCTGAAGGCTGTTGCAGGCTGCAGCAACACCTTCACACTGAACCTTGCAAGGGGTCTTGACCTTGCCTTCAGAATTGAAGTCAACAAGGGAATAATGACTGCAGCACCCCCTGCCGTTGTCAATCCGGGGTCAGACAGGGTCAAGTCAAG